CTTCAAAATAGACGGTATTTCCAAAGCAGCTACATGTCTGCCATTTATGAGCTTGTCATTCCTTTTAAGAAAACTGCAATCTTCAAATCTTTTTGGCTTGTCACTTGCATCGTCCGTTTTAGTAGCCGTAGTATATGCGATACCCATAGATTCGTATGCTTCTTTGAATCTCACTTGTGTTGTATATTCTTCCATTATATGGGGAATAGCAACCACATGGTCGTCTCCACATTGCACTTTAGGTGCATTAGTTACACTAAGAGGAGTACTGTACAATTCTTCTTCAGTTATTTCGTCAAACGGTTTAGCATAAGTTTCTTCCAGATATATCTTAGTCAAAACGCACACAGCATACAATAACCCAGTATAAGTATTTCCAGGACTGGTTAAGAAACAACCAGAAGGTTGCACGCCTTTAGTTGTTACAAAAGCTTCTTCATCACACAAAACAACAGTTATGCAATGCTCCTCTTCAGACAAAACATGAGCAACATAAACACGTTCTCCGTCTGGATCTTTAATATACTTTCTACCAACATCATCTGTCAAAAGATCACTTTTATTAATTGTAATCTTATTACCCTCTACCAAAATGTGATGTAGACATGTATTCAGTCTTTTACCGATTTCATAACGTACGTCATCATCTTCTTCTTTATGTTCAGGATGTACACGATACAACAAATTCATGAAATCAATAGTTTTAGAATATATATACCAAGGCTGATCTGTATCGAAGCCAGAAAAATCTCCATCTATACATTTATAACCAGTAAATAAACTTCGCAAAAATTCATGTTCAGTGTACGGATTGTATCCTAGCGCAAAACCATTTTCTAATCTATGGTCCATCAAAGCTTTAACTCCATAAGCAAAATACATACGTTGTATGCACATAGAATCAATACTAGAACCACTAATCAACCTAGTTTTACATTGTTCCCATTTATCATAAGAACGTACCTCATCCTTGGGAAAAGTCTTAATAATCCACTTTGGATCATCACCATTATGCAACGCTTCCAAATCTATGTCGATTTTCTTAAACAGAACATCTCTCAAATGACTGTTCACTGGTTTCCCATCTTTTATAAACTCGTTCTTATGTTTAGAATAAGCACACCATGGTGTACCTGCACTTGAAGTAGCCGGTATAGCTTGTATATAATAGGATCCTCGCCCATCGCTAACACCATACAGTGACTCTTCTTTGGTCAATTTCCTAAATTCACAATCTTTCATCATTGGTAACAAATGTTTACACAAACGTTCATGTGCAAACTGAACAAGATTAAAAGGAATCCTAACGGAATCTTTGGTATACTTAGACAAAGCCAACATAACTGGATTACGTCTAACACCATTAAACGTCATAGGTCGTAAAACAGCAGGTTTAGTCCATGGTATGACACCATGTACTTCCCTAAATCTCTTGTTTTCTCTAAGAGACGTTGGCTGAGCCCATGTAGCTCTAGGAATCTCCAAACCCAAACTCTTATAGGTATCAAAGGAATCTCTGGTTATGTCCTCAATCTCTATACCTTCC